TGCCAGAGAAGACTTGGCCTTCCATGTCCTCGGCCTTGACCATCTTACGCGTCTTGAGGACGGCGGCCTTGAAGTCGGCGTGGATTTCGTCGACCCCTTCCTGAAGGTGGGCCTGATGGGCGTCGGTCACTTCGGCACCGGGTACGCCGATGGCCTTGTGCTGACCAGCCTTGATGACGATCATCTTAATCCCTTCGGCCTTGGCGGCTTCCGAGTAGTCGGCGACGACCATATAGACGCCCACGGAACCGACGGTGCTAGAGGGGGAAGCGACGACCTTATCAGCTGCGGCGGCAACCCAGTAAGCGGCGCTTGCCATCTCGGTATCCGTGTAGGACATCGTCGGCTTTGCGATGTTGCGGACCTTGTTGGCGAGTTCCTCGACGCCCGTCACCGTCCCGCCAGGGGATGAGACTTGGAAGGCGATGCGGGTCACTTGCGGGTTCATCGCGTACTCGTCGATGGTGTCGGCGATGTCAGAGACGTCCACGGCCCCAGTCATCTTCTCGAGGGGGGACAGGCTTTTGCCAATCACGCCGGCAATCGGGATGACGCCCGTGCCGTCCTCGGCGATGTAGGCCTTCGGGACTTCGCCGAAGAGCTGGGCCAGCATATCCGTAAAGCCGAACTTCTCCGCAAGGACGCGGTGATCGTTAGCCTTGGCAGGGTCGATGAGGAGGGCTTCGCGACCCGATAAACCGTTAAGAAGAAAACGCATAGAATTAGGAAGAGGTCTCGGTTTCAGCGTCAGGCTGAGGGGTGGAGGAGGTTTGCTCGACAGTACCAGGAGCGGTGTTGATAAGCAGATTGGACAGGGTCTCGAAGGGGACGCCGTAGGTCTTAGAGAGGTCCAAGAGATAGCGGACGTTCTGGGCTTTGATTTCAGCCTCCTCCTCGAAGTTCATCCCGCGCTGATTGTAGATTTCAGAGAAGGACAGAAGGCCGATGCGGAGGTCGTCGCGGTCGTTAGCCGAGTCGCGTCCACCGTCCACCGTCACGCTCTTCGGGGTCGTCCAAGACACTTCGGTCCAAGACTCATCGTCGGGGAGTTCACCGTTGGCGATGGCCTGACCGATGACGTAGCCCCAAGTCGGCTGACAGAGGGTCGTGATAATGACCGACTGATACTTGCCGAAGACTCGCCCGGCCTTAGCGGTCACGAGACGAACGGATGCCCCGCCAATCTTGGAAGGGTCGGAGACAAACTCGTAAGGTAGGACGCGGACGATGTCCCGCTCGAGTTCCTGCAGGAAGCCGATGGCCTGACTGCCGCGGTTGGAGGCGAGGAGCTGGAGGTCTTCGCCGGGTTCGAGGGCAAGGATTTTGCCGCCCATCGAAGCGTACTGCTGGCCCTGCGTGAGAGGCGTAGACTGACCGAGTTCCGCACCCATGTCGGTCGGCATAAAGCCACCTGTCTTTTTGAGAACGCGCGTGACGTCGCCGTGGTCCTTCATGGCGAGGATTTCGAGGAGACGCACGTCCATATCGTCCTGCACCGAGTTGACGGCGCTCTGAAGGATAGGGATGCCACGGGCTCCGCTGGCCCACTCCTGGTCGACGACGTGCATCACCGCGTTAGAGATAACGTAACGGGCAGAGCCGTCAGAGCGGTAGATAGAGAAGCCAGCGAGTTCACCGTAGGGACCGAACTGAACGCCATCATGCATACCGGGCGGGCATACGTCTGGGGACAATGGGTCACCGACTCGGTGCGACTCCATGATCTGCAGCTTGGGCACGTCAAAACCGTTGCGAGTCTTTACGGCAAAGGAGTCGCCGTCACGGAGCATGCCGCGGAGGAGGATGTTCTGGACTTGGTTAAACGAAAAGCGGCCGGTGATGTCGCACTTCTTAGCCCACTCATTAAAGTAATCGTTATAGGCTTCGCGAGCCTCGGGCGTCGACGCGTGTGACTGGTGCTTGATGCCGTCGCCCACGGTGTAGAGGGTGAGGTCGTTTAGGATTTGATTGAACAGCCCTGAGTTGCGTTCAGCCCAGCGACACTTGCGGACCATCGACAGGCGGTCAAACGGCGAGAGGTCGCGGCGTAGGTCACGCGGTTGGGCGCCGTACTGCCCCAAGCGGAGGCGAGTCAGCCCCGTGCTTTGCCAGCCACCAGCGGAGGCCTCGGGCTTCGGGGTTCCCTTGCGGGCCTTGATGGGTAGACGCTTTTTTACTGCCATAAATTAGTTACGGATTGGGTTGTTCCAATTCGTCCGACCAACCGTCATACGGACTGAGCCCGGGTACTGCTGAGGGTCGAGGATACCGAGGGCGTACTGAGCCTCGGCAAGCATCTCTTTCGGGGGCATGGCAAACGACTTAGACGCAGACGAGCCGCTGTCCGAGTAGGACATGAGGGTCTTTCCTTCCGTAATCATAGAGACCGCTTTGGTGCGGATTGCCAAGAGTTCGCACTCCGTGAGGCCGATAAAGATGCCGGATGCCATGTTAAACTTGCATCTCTTGGAACGAAAGGGGGCGAGCCGAGGGCCAACGATCCGAACCTCCAAGCCAATGTAGGTCCCCACAAACCCCCGACTCGCTTGCATTTAAAGTGATAGAGTTGGGCACGGTGTCAAGTTGTAGGTGCTTCGGCTTCCGTGGTCGTAGCCTCCCGACCGACGACGCCCCAGCGCACGGCAGCCAGCATGGCTAAGACCTCGCAGTCGAGGGCGTGATTGTCCTGCACCCCTTGGGGAAGTATCCACATCGGGCGACCCGTCCGCTTGTCCTTTACGCGCACCTCGGAGTTCAGCTGCTTGGCGTACTCCTCCACCGCGTCTCGGGGGTATGTGTGTAACTTTCTTACGCGGAGGCCATGGAGTAAATCTTTAGCCGCCATCGCCGAGAAGACCACGAGGGAGACGCGGGTCGGTTGACCAGGGACGATGATGGCTTGCGGGTCGGAGTAGAAGCGGCGGGTCGTCTGTCCGTTTGCCGAGGTCACCGCGAAGTCCTCGGAGCCCGAGCCCTTGGTAGCCTTCCAACCTCGCCGGCAACACTCGGCGTAGACCGTTTGGGTGTTGTCCCCAGAGTCCACCATGACGAGAGCCTTATGGACGCCGTGCTTTCGGGCTAGGTCGTCGAGGCCTGTCCAAGTCTCAATCTTCTCAAAGGCCATCAGACGGCTCGACCCGGTACGGCTCCAACGGCGCACGACCGCCCAGAAGTGTCCACGCTGTACGTCGATGCCCAAGGTTCGGAAGGGAATACTGCCGGCGGGGGCGTTCTCGCGGGTGGCGATTTGAGCCTTGGGCGTGATTACCGCTTCCTCTGCCCAGTCGTCGGCAAGGGCGTAGTCCGACGCGTTGACGGGCGTGAGCATCGAGCCCCCGTCCTCGGAATAGGCTAGGGCTAGTCGCTTCTGTTTAAAGATGCGGCGGGGTTCCTCGTCCCCGTAGATCACGGACGCCCGCTTGGCCTCGAGCATCATCCGACCTAACTCGCCCCAAGACATCATAGCCAGGGCGTTGAGGTGCAGGCCCACGCGCTCGATAGACTTGCCCGGCTCTCGGGGTGCGAACTTCCCGCCGAGGTTCAGCTCGTAACGCGTCTCGCGGCTGTCCGTGTGGCGATGGTTACAGGACCGACATTCGTAGGTCGTACCCGCCTTGACCTTCGCCACGTCCCACTCGTCGCCGTCCTTAGCGTCCTCAGGGAAGCGAACAAAAGACCAGTCGTAGGGTTGCAGCGTGTTGCACTTCGGGCAGTTGAAAGACCAGTCGTGAATGTTCGTCGACGGCTGTTCGAGCAGCTGATGAAAGTCGTCCGTGGGTGTCCCGCCCTGACTGGCAAAGACGTGCTTGGAGTTCCAAGAGAACTGCGTCGTGCGTCCCATCGCCTCTTCCATGTGACCCTTGGGCCAGCGCCAACACTCGTCCCCAAAGACGTACTTGGTCGTGATGCGCTGCAGACTCGTCTTTGTATGGGCTGACCGACAATAGATAATCATCCGCTGGTAATCGCCCACCGAGGAGCGTGGCATATCGTCAGGCTTCTTGCGCTTAACGACCTCGGGGATGACGTCGAAGAGCGGACGGCACTGACGCAGAAAGAAGTCGTCGGCTTCGTCCTGGTTCATCTGGAGCATCAGCATATTGCCCGGGTCGTTAGCGATGAAGTACGCCGTCGATAGCCGAAGGGCCGCAGACTTGCCGGCTTGAATTGCCCACGGTAGCAGAACCTGTCTGACCTCGGGGTGAACGATATAACGCACCGCGTCACCGACCCACGGCATCCGCTCGTTACGGAACGGTCCCTTCAGGTGCGAGTCGGGTATCTCGCTGACGTTACGCTCAAGCCACTCCACCGGGTCACCGCTCGTCGTCGGCCTCATGGCCTCGCGGCCTAGGGCTACCAGTTCAAGCGTCTTCGGGGAAAGGGTCATTTAGTGAGATGGCTTCCCGCGTCTTTCGCACCCAGTCCTGTAACGGCTTGATGGCCTGAGCAGGGTTTGCCTTATTGCAACGCTCTGCCACGTCCGTCGGCAAGTCGTCGAGGGCGGCAAGGATTTCGCCGATCAGAGTCTTCAGCGCCGTTGCGGCCTCAGCCTTAGAGATGTATTCACCGTTCGCCAAAGCCCGCTTCTTTTGCTCGTCCTCGAGGGAGAGCAGAGTCTTCAGCGCTTGGTTAAACGCCGTCTGGAGTTTGCCCTGCGATTGGTCGCCCGACTCGATGGCGTTACGGTACGCGGTACGAGCTGAGGCAACTAGGACGTGCTGCTGTCCAAGGATGTCGTCAAGGCTATGCTCGTTAAGCGAAGCGATCGTGACTCCAGCCATGCGCCGGGTGCGTCCATCGACCTGAGCCTGACGCCACGCAATCGCCGCGTCGACCGAGTCAATCGGCATCCCGTTCTTAACCAGGACCGAGACGCGTTGGCGGGTTAGGCCAAGGGCCGTGGCGATGTCGGTTTGACTGGGCATTGTAAATAAGGCCAAAAATGGGGATACATAAAGCCCTCGTCATGGTGGATAGCGGAGACAACACGCAAGTCTGTTACGCCGAGTGCTGCCGTCGAGGCTGGAAGGCGACCAAGGGCTCGGGCTCCGAGCGAGGCG